GCGAGGCAGCACCTCGTACTCCCACGCGCTGGCGATCACCTGCTCCAGCGTCTCATCCTGGCGCGCATGGATGCTTTTGATCTCTGGGTACGCCTGCACCAGCTGCGACGAGGTCAGCGGGATGACAGGCAAACGGCGGGCGATGCGGAAGGCGTCGGTCCATGAGACGACCTCACCGCCCACAGTGGCCCGCCACTGCACGACAGCAGGCCCGACCTTGTCGGTCTGCACGGACGTGAGCACGCTCGTCAGCGCCCATCCTGTGAGCACCGCCGTTGCGCTGACAGCGCGTCGAAGGGGCTCGCCAAGGTAGACGATGCCCGTCGCCTTGCGGGCGACGGACACCACGAAGACCGCATCGACGTCGACGAGGAGGTACTGCCGCCCCGCGACGACAGACGTGGAGACGACGGCCAGAGACGTGGCGCCCTCCTCGGCTGCCGCCGTCACGGTCTGCGTCAGTGTGTCGGCGACAGCGACGGACCACCCCGTCGTCTCATCAGGCCACGCCGTCGCCGCCGTCGAGAGGCGAACCTCTGGCGACGATGGCGCGAGCAATGCCGCACCGCCGCTGTCGAGGCGTGGATAGCCCGTCAGCGTCGGCGTGGTCTGGTGGAGGACGACGCGGGTGCTCATCGTTCAGTCGTCGATCTTGGTCATGGTGAGCGCGAGGTCGCGGTACACGATGGCGTTGCCGTCGACGCCGACGCGGGTGCGGATCTCGACGGTGTCACCGACGGCGCTGAGGTTGCACACCGCCATACACACGCCCTCGCCCGCGACGGTCGCGGCCGCTGGCTCGAGCTTCGTGGCGCGGTTGCCCTTCTCTGCGACTGCGGCCCCACCTTCGACGGCGAAAATCGAGATGCCGTGCGTCGAGGCATTGGGTCCCTGCGCACTGCCCGAGGTCACTGTGACGAGGTACTTGCCGCGGCCCTGGCTCTTGTCCACGGTGGCCTTGCCCGTCAGCGGCGCGAACGTGATCGAACCGGTGGCGTCAGCCTCGGTTTCGAGGAACAACGCGCCAAGGATGGCGGCTGGGGTCGCAGCGGCTGCGACGGTGTTGGTGATGCCGGTACCGTCGCGGATGCCAGCGGCGAAAAAAAGAGGGAAGGACCCGAGATTGCGCGTGGACATTGAGGACTCCTTGAAGGCTTGAGGTCATTTCTCATCGCGCTGTTTGTCGACGCGACGTGCGGATTCTTCGGCCATTTTCCTGGCCTGCTCAGACGACACCTTGCCGCCTGAGGTTTGCTTGATTCGTTGTGCCATCTCGTCGACGACGCGGTGTGGGACGCTCTTGCTGTTGTTGCCCATCAGCTGCCCCGCTTGCTGGTGATGCCTTGCGCTGTCGACGACACGAGCTTGCCGAGCTGGTCGGCGAGCGCAGACTGAGCCATCTCGCGGACGCGACCTTCGAGGGCCGCGCTCTGCGCCTTGCTCGCCTCGACACGCCGCTGGCGCTCAGCCAGCCACAGGGGGCCGGCCTTCATCCATTGCCCGTTGAAGTCGCGCAGGCTGCGGTCGAGCGGGTCGCGCTCTGACCACTGTTTGGTCGGCGGCTCGGCCAACGCGAACAGCGCGATGACTGCACCGTCCGGCGTCTTCGTCGTCGAGGACAGCATGCGCATGATCATCTGGCGCTGCCCGGTCGGCGTGCCGTCACGTGTGACCCCGAGGTCACGGACAGGCCGCACCTCGTCGTCGTTGAGGCAGAGCATTTTGATGATTCGACCGCCGACGGCAGGCACTTCCACGAGGACTCCTTGAAAGAAAGCCGCCACGTCTTCGGCGTGGCGGCGTCGACGCTCAGGTGAGCGTGAGCTTGTAGCGGACGCGCAGGCCATGCAGGTCGGTGTGCTCACCGACGACAAACTCCCATCGCGAGATGACGTCGACGACGTCACTGAGTTTGCTGCGCTCGAACTCCACGGTCAGCGGGTGACCTTCGCAGAACTCCGCGAAGCCGCGCGTCGATCCAGGCGCACCAGTCTCGCCGCTGCCACGGGCGATCAACATGCCGTAGCGGGTGTTGACGTCCTTGATTTGCAGCGCGCTGTCGGCGGCGACGATGGGGATACCGCCCCACGTGTTGCTCGCGCCGCTGACGGGGTCGAGTGTGGTGCCGACGCTGACGTCGGCGCTGGCGTTGCCCCACAGTGCGGCGAGGCCCGTGCCTGTGCCGGTTTGCAGGATGTTCATCATCTGCCCGACGCCGATCGCGTCGAGGACGAACACGAGGTCATCGTTGCTCGGCGCGCCGTCGACAGAGTCCGCGACATCGCCAGCGCGATAGGTCGTCATGGCGTCGAGCAACACGGCTGCGCTCAACACGGTGTTGGCCGTGCCGACGCTGCGGGACAGGCTGCTCTCGAGGGTGAGCGCCGCGATCTCGGCAGCGCGTAGGTGCGCGTCGATGCTGAGTTCGTAGGCGTGGGCCATGAGCGGGATGCTCTCGGCGCTGCCGCTCTCAAGCGCGGCGATGGCGGCATCACGCGTGAGCCCGGGATTGATGCGGCGGATCGCCTTCATCGTCAGCGGGACGCGCTGGATCATGCCGACAGGAGTCAGCTCGATGGCCGTGTCGTACGGGATCGCAACACCGGGGCCAGGCTCGGCACCCTCGACGTCAGGGTAGGCCGCAGCGATGGCGTCGCGGCGTGGGATGCTGCGCTTGCCCGAGGGCTCACCGTCGATGCTCGAGGCGTTGAGCATCGGGAGCAAGCGGTACTTGCGGTAGAGCGGCGGGAGGACGCGACCGAGGATCTCGGTGCGAGTGTCGGACTGGATCGAAGCAAACGAGGTGACGGCCATGACGGCCTCCTGTCGACGTCTGACGACGTCAGCGAGCGTGGACCACCATCACGCGCGCTTGGGGGCGCGTGCGATATCGAGCGTGGATTTACGCCCGCTGGTGCGCTGCACCAGCGAGGAGAAGAAATCGGCGAATCCCTTGGGATCTTTGGCCTTGGCCTCGGCCATGGCCTTCGGGTCCTTCAGGGTGGCGGCGTAGTCGACGGCGCCAGCGGAGGGAGGCGCACCATTTGCGCGCGCGGGTGCGACGCTTTTAGTCGTCGGGGTCGGGGCTGTCGCGCTGAGGCGCGCGAGCAGCATCGAGGCGCGTGCGACGTCACGCTCACCCTCAACGATGGCGCGGTCCTCGGCAGAGAGCGAGGTGCTCGCCGCGGTGATGCGCTTGCGCTCGCTGGCCTCGTGAGATGCCCAACGCTTGGCAGAGGCGAACACCTCGGGCGTGGCCTTGTCCTCGGCGACAGGCGCCACCAAGGCAGCGCGTGCCTCTGCACGCGAGGTGCGGAGAGCGGCGATGCGTGAGGCCGCGGCGCTGAGTGCGACGGGGGCCACGACGACAGGGGCAGCAGGCGTCTCCACGACGGCAGGCGCCGTCTCGACGACGGGGGCAGTGACGACAGGCGCGATGGGGGTGATGGGCTCAGACATCGGCAGGCACCTCGTCGGCGACAGGCGCCTCTTCAGGCGCGGGCTCAAGTACGGCAGCGAGCGCTTCAAGCGCGCCGTCGAGGAACGCCTGCACACTCTCGGCTGTGGCGGGGTCGGCGATCCCTGCGACGAGAGCGGCACCATCGTCAGCGATCATCTGGGCGAGTTCTGCGATGGCGTCATCCATGCGGATCATGTTGCCCGAGACTGCATCACAGTGCAAGTCAAGTACTGTCTCACCTGCATTAGAATGCGCTTGACATTGGTAACTACTTGTTTTCTAAGAACTTCGCGAGGACGCGCTTCGTCTCGCGCTCCAGCATCGCGGAGCCCTTGGCGCTCACCCCGAACCACTTGCGCTTGGGGTTGCGCCCGGTGCCCTCATTGTGCCAGCGCGCCAGCAGGTTGTGCGCGGGGCCTCGCGAGCCAGTGCGTGAGCCTCCTCGACGGCGCGTCTTCGACGGCGGTCGCACTCTTGGCGAGGTGCCAGTGCCCACGCCGATCGTCACCGATGCTAAGTCCGCACCGCCGCTGCTGTCGACGACACGCACGCTGTTGAGCATGCCGCCACTCATCAACAGATCAACGAACCCGGTGTTGCGCCCGAGCTCGGCGCGCGTCTCGGCGTACTCGGTGGAGTACATTGCGAACGGTGCATCCTCGACGTCGAGGCCCTCGCCCGTGCGCGTGCGGATGTGCCCGATGGCGAGGCTCGCGATGAAGGCCGCGACCTTGCTGGCGTTGAATCGCTGGCGTGGCGGCGTCGGGGTCGTGCGCTTCAGGGTCATCTGATCACCGTGTAGCCAGCGCGCTTGGCCTCGACGAGAGAGATGGGGCTCAGGTTGTGGCGGCAGTTGAATCCACCCATGTACGCCGACACAGGCCCAGGCTGGCCTGCGCCAGCATCGAGGGCGTCGAGGGCCGCGAGCGTGTAGACCTGCTTTGTCAGCGAGGTCAAATGCTCGCGGCAGAAGGGGCGCGTGATGCGATCAGCGGGGCCACCGTAGACGTAGGCCACATCCTCACCGAGTTCACTGGCTGCGTCCTCGGCCTGGATGACCGCCACCTGCCGACCTGCGGCCATGGCCATCGAGTCAACCGCGGACTGCGCCTGTGCCTGCGATCCCCGCAGTTTGCTCTGCACGTCGAGCACCAGCGTCTCCAGGCTGCCCGAGGTCGTGATGGCCACGCGCGCGGCGCGGCTCACCTCGTCGGCAGCGTCGCCCCAAACGGCACTGATCTCCTTGAGCCGGTCCTCAACAACGGTGTCAATGATCGTCTGCGCCTCGGGGTCGAGCGTGAGCCCGAGGCGCGAGGCCTCTGCCTTCGTCGCGGCCTTCGCGCCCGCGAGGCCGACCGCGCGTGTTGCGCTTGCGAGCCGCTCGATTGCGCGGCGCACCTGCGAGGCCACCGCGCGGTTGTTGTCGATGGCCTCCTTGCTGCTCTCGAGCTTGCCTTTGCTCGAGGCCAAGCGCGCCATCTGTTTGCTGATCTCTGCCTCGGCAGCGTCGACGATTTCACGCAGCCGCTCGATGGCAGCGTCACCTTGCTCACTGCCCTGCGGCATCGAGCACCGCCTTGTCCTCGACGACGGGGCTGAGGACCTTCACCCCGCCTGCCGTGGACGGCGTCGCCGCGCCTGTCGGCGCCAGCATCTTGTCGACGACAGCAGGCAAGATTGCGGGGAAGGCAGCGAGGATGATCTCGCGGCCTGTCTCGGCGGGGAAGTTCTTGCCCGCGATGAGGCCAACGAGCTCGATGAGGCTCGACACCTGCGCGCCGTTCAGCGCGAGGCTCGCGACGTCGACGTCGTCCACAGCAGGCACCATCGCAGTCAGCACGTCGGGGGACACGGCGTCCTCGATGATACGCAAGCGGGCGTCGTCGCTGTAGCCCGCGCGCTTGGCTTCCTCGAGGGTGCGGTAGCGCCCGACCTCGACAACGAACTCTGCCGACGAGATGGCACCTGCATCGAGGAGCTGTTGTGCGCGCGCGAGCTTGGCCGAGGGGTCCTCGAAGACCACCGACGGCGCGAGGTCTGTCCGACATCGGACCTCGAGGCCGAAGGACGGCGCATCGGGATCGAAGGTGTCGACGACGTCAAGGATCGTGCGAGAGAGGCGCTCGTCGAATCGACGCAGTGCCTCGCGCCGTTCGCGCAGTGTGAGCTCGTGAGGGAACTTTGCCACGAGCCTCGCGATGCCCGACTCAGGCGCGCCGGTCCTCGCGGCGTAGGCGTTGGGGTCGTTGCCTCTCGCCGCTGCGATGGCCCGCTGAGTCTCCTCGATGGACGCCTTCATGGCGTCGAAGGCAGGGGCTGGCGTGAGGTACTGCGCCGACGAGCCGGACTTCAGGACCGTCACGCCGTCGGGGCTGATGTTCGCCATCTGCTCGTCGTAGGTGTCATCGCTGATCACGAGGTGCGAGTGCGCTTGCAGCCCGAGGATTAGATCCTCATTGGCGCGGCTCATGTTGAGCTGGTCAGCAGAGCGCATGCTGTCGACGTCAGGGGCTGGCCAGAAGCCGCCGTCACCAGGCTCGAGGCGCAGCACGACGGCGGGGACAAGCGTGCCCTCGTACTCCTCCCACGTCGTCGAGGCGTCCTTGTCGGTCCACGTCGCGACCTGCCATGTGCCCCATGAGGCGGGCATGCCTCGGTCGTCATCGGTGTAGTCGCGTCGGTAGCAGAGCCAGCGGTCGACGATCATGCCCTCGCTGTCGATGGCTCCGACTTGGCGGAGGGCCACGAAAATCGACGCGCTCTCTTCACTCGGATAGGCGGGGTGACAGACGACGACGGCGTCATGTGGCCAGTAGTGAGTGAGCGTTGCGCGTGCTGCATCGAGGTCGAGCGCAGGGATGTGCGCGACGTGGACGACGGCGCACTTGGTCCCCGTCGCTGCTCGCCGCTCAGCCTCGGGCGCCACCTCACTGATGCGAGCGCGCTCAAGCTGCGTGTCGCTCGCGGCCTGCATGTCGTCGCCTTCGAGGCGCTCGCCCTCGACGTCGACGAGGTAGCGATCAGGCTCCTGCTGGTAGCCGCCGCTGTCAGCCCTGGCCCACATGCGCGTGTAGCCGATCGGTGCTGGGTGCATCCTGTCTGCGGAGCGCGGGTAGCGCACGCGCAACAGCGCATCGATGATGCCTCGCTGGTCCCCGAGGTAGCGGGCAGCGTAGCCACGAGACGCTGCGAGCTGCCCGTACGGTCGACGCTGTGCATCGAGCGTGAGCACCTCGCGCACCGTGGCCGTTGACCACGCCTCGGGAGTCAGCGGTGTGGAGCGGTTGGCGCCAGCACTGATGCCGACGAACAGAGAGGGCACCTGGCTGGCGAAGAGGTCCATGGCCAGCACACTAGCACCCTGTGTGTCAAGTGCCTAGCGGGGGCGCCTTGAAGTCGGCAGCGAGTCAAGTGATCACGTCGCCCATGCCAAAGAAGCGCGTCTCCATGCGGGCCTTCTCTTCTGCCCACGTTGCGGCGCTGTCCGCTGTTGCATTCGGCCTGTATTTGTGACTGGGACGGTGCCACCAGACGCCATACCCAAGCGCGTCGACGGGGCCAGAGAGATCCTGATGCGGGTCCTTGTGCTTGGCTGGCGCACCAGAAGGATCACGACCTTGCTGGGTCAGTGCTCGTGCCAGCGATGGGGCCTTCACCTCGTCGACGGTGAGCGCCTTCGAGGCCAACATCTGGTTGACGCTAAACACGCGGTCCTCGACGTCGGGGTTGCCTCTGGTGAAATACAGCGGGCGCAGGCTGTTGCTTGCGAGCACACGCACATGCGACGAGAGGACGCTGCGGTTGCGTCCGCTGCTGTCGCATGGCGCATTGATGCGCATCGCCTTGACGTCGTCGACCGACACTCTGCGCGTCGTGCTCATGTGCGTCGACAGTGCAGAGAGCGCGCGCTGCGTCTGCTGGTCTGTATCGATGTCGTAGCCGACGACTTCACCGGCGACATGGAAGCGTCGCCGATCACTGCTCACCTCGACGATGAGCCAGTGATGTGCACCGATGTTGAAGTCACACCAGAGCTCAACGCTGTGCGGCTCTTGCATGTCGACGGCGCGGGCAGTGAAGCAGTGCTGCTTGTCGAGGCGGCGATAGACGAGGCCACCGCGAGACTGGCGAATGCCCTCCAGCTTCTCGGCGCGCTCTTCGTCAGAGAGGATCGCGCCCGTGTCCTCGAGGTAGTCGTCGTTGAGGTTGCGCTGATTTTCCCTCGTCGACATCGTGATCACGGTCGTGCCCGCGCGGGCCTTCGCCAGGATCATCGTGTACGCGGGGCCGAATGATTCAGGCGTCCCACCGAGGACAAGCTGACAGCACGTGCCTTTCGTGATGCGGGCGTTGATGGTCTTGATCGCTTGCGGGCTGCACAGCTCCCACTCGTCGATGACGGCCCACGCGACAGTGAGGCCCTCGCCGCTGCGGGGCCTGTCGAGGGAGCGACAGACGATCGTGACAGGGTGACGACGAAAGAGCGTGAGCACGCCCTTCTGCGCGTTCCATGCGACCGCTACGTCGAGCATCGCGCACAGCGTTCGCATCTCGACCACGAACACCTGCTCCACCATCGACCACGTCGGGGCAGCGAATAGGCCCACCTTGCCGGGGTTGCGTCTCGCGAGGTCGAGCACCTTGCAGCAGAGCGCGTGCGTCTTGCCCGAGCGCCACCCACCAGAGAGCACCAGCATCCTCGAGGTGACGTCGGCGAGCGCCTTGAGCTGCGAGGACGAGAGCGTGTGCGTGACGCGGACTGGCGTCACCGTAGAATGAGAGATGTGAGCGCCGCGTTCTGGGCTCTGAGGTTGGCGATGTCCGCCCTGAACGCCGCTTCGCGGGCAGCGAGGGGCAGGGCGACGACCATGGCGGCGTCGAGGCTTGCGCGGTAGGCCCAGTTAGCAGCGCTCAACGCTGCGCGGTAGGCGATGGCGGCGGCGTCAAGTTCGGCGTCCGCTGCGGCGCGCGCATCGCGGCAGGCGTCGAAGGCGGCGCGGTATGTGTCGTCCGCAGAAGCGTAAGCTGCGTCGAGCGCGATCCTGGGGCCTCGGTAAGCGGCTGTGGTCTTCATGGTCATGGTGCCTCATGCAGGGGTCGTGGTGGCTGCCCAGTCGACGACGTCAGTGAGCCCGCCGTCTGCGACGGGTGCAGTGTGTCGCCCGTAGCGCGTGGGGTCCAGGGCCGCCAGCAGGGCGAGGATCGCTGCACGGTCTCCACCCTCGGCGAGCTCCTCGAGGCGGGCCTCGAGCTCGGTGATCGACGGCGTCATCGGCGCAGGGATAGGTGCCTCGCCGTCCTCCCATCGCGCATGCGGAGCCAGCGAGTACGAGAGCAGGTGACGACGACAACTGGCCCTCAGCGTCGGGTCCGCTTCGTTGACGAGCCCGATGATCGCATCGGGCACATCTTTGCCAGGCGATGCAGCAAGGCTCGCATCACCCATGCCGATCGCGTACTCTGCGCGCAGCATGTCGTCGGTCGCACCTCGCAGCCACTGGGGCAGCAGGAGCCGCCCCTTTTGTTTCGAGCTACGTCGCCACTGGGGATCTTGCGCCATGGGCACACTCTATGCCGCGTTGGCACGGTTACGCAACAGTGCTCGGCCGCATGCGTCGCACCAGTGTCTGATGGGTTTACTGTAGTCGGTCATGTCTCCACCTCGTCAAAAAGCCCGTCGACGACGGCCTCGGGGTCCACTGGCTCGCACTTGCACGTCTCTGGCCTGCACACCATGGCCAGCGTCTCGATCGCGACACGCACGAGGTCAGCGCGCGTGTAACGTCGCTCACGGTCCTTGTCGCTCATGGCTGCTCTCCCAGGAATGCGCGTGTCGCGGCCCAGACGCCGGTCAGTCCGCCGTCGTTCGGCGCGGCCCACCGACGCAGCAGCGCCTTCGCCTTCGCCAT